CAACGCTCTGAGATCACCACCGAGGCCATCCGTGCCGCACCGCCAGTGACTGTGGCCGGTGCCACCGTGGCCGGCGTGCCCTTGAACGAGATCATTCTCTGGGCCACGCTTGCGTACTTGTTGCTGCAGATTGGCTTTTTGCTTTTTCGCTGGCACAAGCTTGCGCTTGGCGCAGCCGGCGCGAAGGATGCGACCGAATGAACACCCGGGTGGCGATCGGTGCGCTTGGCCTTTCCGCGGCCGGGCTTGTGGCGATTGCGCTGCACGAGGGCTACACCGAGCGCGCTGTGGTGCCGCTTCCCGGAGACCGTCCGACGGTGGGCTTTGGAAGCACCCATCGGCCCGACGGCACACCGGTGCGCATGGGCGACACCACCACACCGCCGCAAGCGCTGCAACGCGCACTGCGCGATCTCGAGGCTTTTGAGGGTGCCTTGAAGCGCTGCATCCGGGTGCCGCTCCATCAGCACGAGTACGACGCCTACCTGGATCACGCCTACAACGTGGGCGCACGCGCCTTTTGCGACTCGACGATGGCGCGCCTTCTGAACGAGGGCAAGTACGAAGAAGCCTGTGCGCAGTTTGAGCGCTGGGTCTACTTCCAAGGCAAGGACTGCCGCGATCCGGCACACCGTTGCGGTGGACTGGTGGAGCGTCGCGCCAAGCAGCGGGCACGCTGCGAAGGACGGTCGTGATCGCCTTTCCTTGGCTTGCCACCTTGACCTCAGGCCTAGGCTGGTCGGCGCTGGGAGCAATCGTGCGCCTTGTGGCAGCGATCAGTGTTGTTGCGGCACTGGCCTACGGCCTCCAGTGCATCTACCAGGCAGGCTTTGATGCCGCCGAAACCAAGGCCAAAGCGCGCGAGCTAGCTGCGCTCGAGAACGAACGCTTGGCAAGCGATGCAAAGCTCAGAGCACAACTGGAACACTACCGGAGGCTTGATCATGAGACCCACCGTGCACTGGGCCAGGCGCGCGAGCGTGCTGCCTCTTCTCGTGCTGATGCTGAGCGCTTGCGCCAGCACCTCGTCCAACTCGCCCGCAGCGACCCCGCGCCCACCGATCGAGATTCCGCCGCCGGCTGTGCTCGACTCCGCGCAGAGCGTGACCGCCTGGCAGAACTACTCGCAGAAGGCGCAAGCCTGGTTGCAGAAGCTCAGCAACGAGGCGATGAACTGGCGATAAGGCTCAAGGCATTGGGGAGCGCAGCGCACGCGGCGCACTGATCAGACACCTAAGCCACCAAGCATGGCACTTTGCACGCAACGCATCACTTGCCTGGAGACTTCGCATGGCTGCACTCGATGAATCCCTGATGGCCACACTCACCCAAGAAGAGCGCGATGCCATGCACCAGGCCGATGAGGCGGATGCTGTAACGACGCAGGATGCTGCGGTGACGCAGGATCCGGCCGAAACGCCTTCGGATGCGCCTCACGAGAGCCAAGCCGATCTCAAGCCCGAGGCGCGCACCGATGCGCCTAAGACTGAACCCGGGAGCGAAGCGCCCACGGCTCAACGCCTCGAGAGCACGGGCGCTCCAAGTGCCGACGCACCGCAAGCAATGGCCGATGGATTGACTCCGACGGTCCCGAGCCGAACCCAACCCTTGCCGCGGTATGAGGCAAAGCTTCCCGAGGATTTTGAGGAGCAAGTCAAGGCGCTCGGTGCCAAAGAGGCCGAGTTGAAGCGCCAGTTCAAAGCGGGAGAACTCGAGTTTGACGATTTTGAGTTGGCCCGCGAAGCGCTTCTCACCCAGCGTGAAGCCTTAACGCTTGCACGCACCAAGGCTGAGATCAGCCAGGAGATGAATGCGCAAAACGCCGAGCAACTCTGGCTGCACACGGTCAACACCTTTGTCGATACGGTGGCAAGCCGCGATCAAGCCGCAGGCGGCATCGACTACCGCAAGGATGCAGCCAAGGCCTCCGATCTTGATCAGTTTGTGCGCGGCCTTGCTGCGCAAGCCGAGCATGCGGACAAGTCGATGGAATGGTTCCTCACCGAGGCGCACCGCCGGGTGCTTGCGCTTCATGGTCTGAGCCAGCCGGCCGCCATGCCTGCCGCCAAAACCGCCGCCGACACCGCAGCGCTCAAGGCTGCCGTCCTTGCCGATCGCAAGCCGCCCCTTGAGGCCGCACCCAAGAGCCTTGCGGTAATTCCCGGTGGTGAGGGCCCGGGCGATGTCGAGTCGGAGTTTTCCGCGGTGCTTGCGCTCGATGGTTTTGACTATGAGCAAGCGATCGCCCGGATGAGTCCTGCGCAGCGTGAGCGCTTCTTGCGTGCTGCCTGAAGGCCTGACCTCACTGATCGTCGAGCTTCGCGTGGGCGAGGCTCTGGAGTTTTCCTCCGAGACCAAGGATCGCAGCGTGCGGCTCGAGTTGCTCGAAAAAAGCGGCCAGCGTGCGCGCTTTCGCGTGAGCGCACCCCAACGGATGCTCCTTACCCGTCACCGCAAAGCGCTTGGGTCCGCCTCGCTCTAACTCAGAAGTAAGCGCCTGCGGTACGCCTCGCGGACCTTCGCCAACTCTTTGGAAGCAGACGCTTTTTTCGCCTTCGAGGACTTGTCGTTGACCAGATCAGCAACAAGAGACTTCATCTGCATCCCCATCGCTCCGCGCTCTGGGTCATCGGATCCGGTTCGCAGCGCCGTCATGAGGGCATCGGTAAAGTCGTCCATGCCTTTGGGTAACGGAGTCCAAAGTCGGCGGAAGTTAGCCCGTTTTTGTTTAAGGGCCACCTGATCGGTAGCCGCATGCACAACCCCCCAAGCATGGCAGTCTCGCGCAAGTGAGCTGAGAGGCTCGGTGGGCTTCCTGAGGATGTTTTTCAGAGCGCAGGAGGTGCTCGTGACGGGCGATCACGCCCCAAGGAGCGAGCATGGCGCGCACCATCATCGGCGTCAACGACGCCAAGGCGATCAAGAAGTGGAGTGGGATGCTGGCCTACGACACCTCGCACAAGAGCTACTTCAACCAGCGCTTCATGGCGCGTGGGGCCGAGGCCGAAGTGCCGATCCAGATCCTCACCGACCTCGAATCCGATGCGGGCGAGCAGATCAGCTACGACTTGCTGGCTGAGCTCAAGATGGCGCCGGTCGAAGGCGAAGACATCCTCGAGGGCAAGGAAGAAGGCCAAAAGTTCTACAGCGACACCATCTACATTGATCAGGCCCGCTGCGGGGTGAACACCGGCGGGCGCATGACGCGCAAGCGCACGCTGCACGATCTGCGCGAGAAAGCCAAGCGCCAGCAATCGAGCTGGTGGGCACGGCTGATGGATGAGTTGCTCTTCATCTATCTGTCGGGTGCACGCGGCGTGAACCCCAACTTTCTCTTGCCCTTTGGCTATGCGGGGCGCGCCAACAACGCACTGGTCTCCCCCGATGCGCACCACACGCTCTACGGGGGCGATGCCACCGCGTTCAACAACCTTGACGCCTCCGACAAGTTCGATCTGCGGCTCATCGATCGCGCCAAGACCAAGGCCGACAGCCAAGGCGGTGGCGCCACCAACATTCCGGTGCTGCAGCCCTGCAAGGTCGAAGGCCACGAGACCTTTGTGTGTGTGATGCACACCTTCCAAGAGGACGATCTGCGCGCCAATGTCGCCACCGGCCAGTGGCTTGACATCCAAAAGGCAGCCGCTGCAGCCGAGGGAAAGAGCAACCCGCTCTTTAAGGGGTCGCTTGGGATGTACCGCGGCGTGATCCTGCACAGCCACCGCAACGTGATCCGCTTTGCCAACGCGGGCGCTGCCGGCAATGTCGAGGCGGCTCGGGCGCTTTTCATGGGCGCACAGGCTGCGGTCGTGGCCTTTGGGTCGCCCGGCACCAACATGCGCTTTGACTGGCATGAGGAGACGCGTGACAACGGCGACAAAGTCGTGATCACCACGAGCTCGATCTTCGGGATCAAGAAAGTCACCTTCACCCACGACGGCGTGGGCGCCCAGGACTTTGGGCTTTTTGCGCTCGATACCGCAGCGGCGAACCGCTAAACCCCACCGCTCGACAACTGCTCGACAACGGTCCAAAAGGAACCGCGCCATGGCTTTTCACAACACCAACGACGAGTTGCTAGGCTATAAGCCCACCGTCTTTCCGGCAGGCGCCGAGGTGGTGGCGGTGCGCTATGCGATCGCACTCACGGTCAATGATCTTGATGCGGGCGATGTGGGTGCCGTGGGCCTCTTGCCTGCGGCGTGCGTCCCGGTGGGGCTTGTGATCGACACCGACGATCTCGACACCCACGCCACGCCCACGCTCCAGGCCTCGGTGGGGCTGCTCAATGCGCAGCAAAGCGACCTTGCGGTCGTCTTTGCCTCGGGGCTGAGCGTGGGGCAAAGCGCCGCTGCAACGCCTGTGTACTCAAGCACGCTGCTGCGGCTTGCCAAGACCGATGCCGATCGGCTGCTGGGGGTCAAGTGGACCACCGGAGCCGCGACCAAGGCAGCCGGCACCCTGGGGTTGACGCTTTTTTATAAGGCGGCGTAATGGCCTTGCCCCAGCGGCTTTGCACCCTGATCGCACCGCGTCGCGATGGGACGGTGCGGGTGATGGATGCGCACGGGGCGATGCACGTCTTTGCGCCCGATGCCGCGGGAAGCCTTGTGTGCACGCTTGAGGATGAGGCTCTCGCTGCAAAGCTCCTTGCAAGCGGCGCCTTTGTCTTGCTCGATGCTCAAGCCATCAGCGAGCCACGCAAGCGCAGTGCGCCCCAAGCCATGAAAGGAGAGCGCCATGGCGCGCTGGGCGGACTTTCATCCTGATCTGCGGGTGCATGTGCCCGGCTGCCCCGAGCCGCTCCTCGATCAGGAGCTTGCCCGCGCCGCAGCGCTTTTTTTCCGCCGCAGCAAGCTCTGGACTGCGTGGCTTGAGCCGATTGCCACCGCTGGCAGCCTCACCACCTACGACCTCGAAGTTCCCGAGGATGCCGAGGTGGTGGCACTTCGCAAAGCCACGCTTAACGGCCAAGTGTTGCCGCTTGGTTCGTATCGCCTGGTGTCCAACAACCCCGAGCGCGGGCGCGCAGGCGAGCGGGCGCTCATCAGCGCGGATCCGCAAGCAGTCACGCTGCTTCATCAAGTGCCTTCCAGGTCAGTCCTGGAGGTGGAAGCTGTGCTCACCGTGGCAGAGGGCGCAGGCGGCATTCCGGATGCGCTCGCAAACGCCTACCGCGAGGCGATTGTGGCGGGTGCCCGGTATCGGCTGCACCGGATCCCGGGACCGCTCTACCAGCCCGAGGCTGCCAAGGCAGCAGGTGCCGAGTTTGAGCAGGCGCTCGCGAGCGACCAGGCAAGCGGCTGGCTCGGGCGGGTCGGTCAGGTGCCGCGCACCCGCGTGGCCTGGTGCTAGCGCAAAGGAGTCGATCGTGCCGATTGCCGCCCAATCGATCATCCGCCGGGTTGTCGAGACGCTCCAAGACACCACCTCGATCCGCTGGCCGGTCGCAGAGCTTGTGCGCTACTTGAACGACGGGCAGCGCGAAGTGATCGTGCATCGTCCGGATGCCATGGTGACCAACGCAAGCCTTTCGCTTGCCGCAGGCACCAAGCAGGGATTGCCTGCAAACGGCGCAAAGCTCATCGATGTGGTGCGCAACAGCGCAGGCAACAAGCGTGCGATCCGCATGTGCGCACGCGAGATTCTTGATGCGCAATCGCCCGGCTGGCACAACCTCGCAGGGGTCACCGAGATTGTGCATTTCATGTTTGATCCGCGCGACCCGAAAGTCTTTTACGTCTATCCGCCTGCAGCCGCCGCAGGCGCCTCGGTCGATCTCGTCTACTCCGCACTGCCCGCCGACATTACCGAGCCTGCGGCAGGCACCGACTTCAGTGCGGTGAGCGGGTCGTTGAGCGTCCCAGACATCTACAGCAACGCGCTGCAAGACTATGTGCTGTACCGCGCCTACACCAAAGACAGCCAGTACGCCGGCAACGAGGCGCGTGCTCAGGCGCGCTACGCAGCCTTTGCCAATGCGCTCGGGATCGAGATCAAAGCCACAGTGGCCATTGCACCCATGTCAGTGGGTAACCCCAACGCCCCTGCACCCGGATCGCTTGCCGCCGAGGCACGCTGATGGCCGAGCGCATCAAACTTGTCCAGGGCGATGCGCTGCCAAGCGTGCACCTTGCGCTCACCGACGCCACAAGCGGCCAGGCGATCGACCTGAGCGATCCCGACACCGTGGTGCGGCTCTACTTCCG